CTCGTACAATAAAGGTTATACTAGTTTCTCTTTCTGGTCCTGCGGTAATAGTAACCGTTGTTTCTCCAGAAGATATACCTCGTATAATTCGTGGAGTATATGGATTGTAATCTATTTGAGTATTCTCTGGTTCTTCTACTTGAACAATACTTGTATTATTTGACTTCCAAACTACATCTGGTACATTCTTAACTGGATTACCATCAACATCATATACAGTAATATCGACTTGAACCCGTTCGCCTGGGTCTATTGTATAAGTACTTTGTGGTACCGTTATAGTATTTTTATTATTTGCTTGACTACCCGTTGGCGCAGGAGGAGATATTATAGGAAAACTACCCGACTTAATATCTAAACTTATGTCTGGATATATCGACGAGGATGGTACATTTTCTATTTCAGGCGGTAAATCAATTTTTACCAAAACTACACTAGTACTTGTAGGCCCTAATACAACATTTCCACTTGGGAATTTTAAATTAGCCCCAGTTGTGGGGTTAACAATTTGTATCCACGGTACTGTGGTGGTTATGTTGACCGTAATAGGCACTTCCGTATCACTATTTGCCATAGCCAAAGGAATATCAGTGACCGTGGAAGTATTAAAATTATAGTTTCTGATATATTCAATACTACTCGTAGCTAATACATACGAAAATTTTTCACGGATATTGTAAGTACTCATATTAAGTCAAACCGATAATTTTGTGGATTTTGTGCTTCATCATTTAGTGCAGCATCATACGCGATATCAATTGCGTTGACAACATATTCAGACAACTCTGTTTCGGTGAAACTGGTACTACCCGATAACAACACCATATCTTCTACAGTTTGTAATGCAATCGGATACGCATCATCAAGTACGTTTTGCATAATAGTATTAATACCAATACGACTTCCATCATCATCGTCAAAATTATATTGAATAAGCTTTTCACCAGACCCACTTGCAAAGTTTTGATAGAGTGATGCACTATTAATTTTTATTGGGCTGGTTGGTAGTACTAATTCGTCTGACCCTTCTTGGTTAAAGATTTGACGTAATATTGGTTTTATAAATTCTGCCGGTATTAATGGGGTTGCAAATTGTTCTAATACTTTTTGTTGTGTGGTATCGGTTAATTTTAATTCTACTTCGGTGCGTGATGTTGATATTCTATTGACTTTTAAGATTCTATTGTCGTATGCACCGATTTCATCTGCAAAAAAGTTAAGTGTAACTGAATATTGCCCAGACGGTAAATCTAATCCTGGTACTTTAGCAAAATCAATATATAATAACTTACGCAAACTGTTGTCATTATATTGTAATGTTTCGGTGAAGATTGAACCACTAACATTTCGCACAACATCTGAAAATATTATAGAATTATCGGATAAACTATATAAGTTAATTTCAACATTATTTTGGAGTAACGCTTCAGAAAAATCCGCCGGAACCTCCATATCAAGTAAATCATCTTTTTTATTTGCTATAATACGAGACACCGTATATCTAGTATACGCATCTGATAGTTCTTGTAGGTTACTTTGGTAATTTTGCTGTTCTGCCATTAGTCTAACTCTTCAAAATTTTTATTGATTCTGGTTAACCATACATTATAGTCCAACTTTTCTTTGTAAATTGGAGTGTAATATACACTACGGTCCATCAATCCTTCTTCGGGCAACGTCACGGTTTGCACTGTTGCCGAATAATTAGTATGGATTGATGCACTTTGTCCAGATGCTGACACATCAAATAAAGACAATGAGATATCAATCTGTTCTTTATTGACTATACTTCCACTATCTGGACTAACACTACTTGATAAAAATGTTGTTGCCATAAATTATTTAACTTTAAATAGAGTGTCGGTGTCGATTACTCTAGAATAATCGCCGTTTACAACTTTTAATTTTAATGTATAAAATCTGCCTGGGTATAGTGGTGCTGTATCGAGAATTACATACGATCCTGTTGCGTCGGTGTTTATTTTACTATAGTTATCAAATGGTATAACAGTTGTGTTGCTTTGTACATCGACCACAGAAAAATATGATGATGTTGGTAAGTAATACTTGTTCTTATATCGTAGCACAGAATCAAATGATTTTAATGGGTATTGGTCACGAACTACCAAAGTTACCTTATCGACATCACCTTTTGTATATGTTTCTCGTAAATTAGATGCAACAACTTTTACATTTAGTGTTGAAATTGGTAATAAACTTCCCGTGACTACTGTTTGTGTTTCCCATACAACTTCTAATGTTGGTTGATGTATAGTGTGCGTTTGTGTTGAAAATATTTTAATATTTCCTTTATTTGTAGAATCTTGTTCATCGGCAATTGGAAAACGTAATCCCAACCCATGAAAGGTATTTTGTATAGATTGACTAACGAATGGTTGTAGAATGTTTGTAACATCTACGCGAATATCTTGAAGTGGGTATGATGATAGAACGACACTTTGGCTAGTTGACCCCGTTAAGAAATCACCACCCGCACTACTCCACGACACCGCAGAAGTACATCTTGCCCACGATGCACCGTCTTCTACATTTTCTATATCTTGATAAAAGAATCCACTACCTTCATCCCACGACCGAGAAACTTTATAAATAAGAATTTGTTGATTTCTCTTAACATTATCTGCATTTGCTAACTTTAAGTTCAAGAAATAACTAGCGGTTGCTGGTACACTTGCTGTGGTTGGTAATTCAAAATATAGCAACGACCGCGCTGAACCCGTTGCATATGCAGTCGAGCTAGTAGGTTCGGATATATCTATGACCTTACCTATTTCAAGTATTTCATCTAATCCAGCGTTGTTGTTTACAAACGCTTGGTATAATGTAGTATCTTTACTGGCGGTTAATATGGTTCTCATTGGGTAGCGTTTCCTATAATATCAGTTGTTGGATATTTCAACTCAAAGATACTTGGGTCGAGACTTGGATAGATAACCCCATTGATTGTGGCTTCGTCAATATTATATCGATAATTTTGATATCCAAGACCATCTCTGTATTCATATCTGTTGAAGATACGAACACTCTTTACTGTCTGGACCCCCTCTACCAATCCAATATTGTATGACAAATCTGCTAAGATGATTGGTTGATTGATGTTCCATTTACTTGTATCAAAAAAATCTTGTACAGCCCCAATACTTCGTGCGACAACATCATTTACATTGTAATTTCTTAGTACAGAGATGTCAAATTGTACGCCGATATTGATAATAAATGCATCGAGAATATTAACATCATCGGTTAACATTCTAAACTGTTCAAGATATCGTGCTAAATTTTCTTTAACCAATGTATTTAATTCATCTAAATTACCATTAGTATCATATCCTAATGTGTACAAGTTTATTACATTTGGACGCACTGGATTATCTACATACACTTTGTCATTTTGTGCTGCTAATATTCTGTTAATCTGTTCATCTCTTACTGCAAAGGCTTTTGCTATACGACCAAACCGTGAAGGTAGTGCGTAAGAACGAACTGCATAATCTTCTACAGTAACTACACGATTTTGTGCATTAAAGAACGCCAATGCGTTTTCACGAATTTCGTCTATAGATTCACCTTCACCACCGCCAGTAGCTGGTAGGTCGTTGTTAATAGTGATACTTTGCACTGCTGCATTAAATGTACTAAGTTCTGCTTGTGTATAATCCGTTGTGTCATTTAATGTGGTTGTTTCAGCTACAACATTAATTGTATTGGAAGGAGTATTGGCATTTACCCCACCGCCAACCAAATAAGTTACTGTTAGTGTTATGTTCGCTGGAGCTATTCCGTAAGCATTGCTATTAAGAAAGTTTACATTATTAATAGCTACATTACCTAATGTATCTTCTATAGTATTTCCATACTGAGAATTTGCTACTTGTCTAGAGTCTAATGTCGTATTTACTTCGGCTTCGTTATCGGTTCCCGAACCAAAGACTAATTCCATTCGTGAATCTCTGTTCAGTCTGGTAACAAATCTGCGAGGAACTCTGCGAAGTCGTAACTTAGATGATGGTAAAATTCCTGTTTCACCATTATCAGTAACATCTAGGTCATCCATAATCACATCTTGTGCTAAGTAGTCAACTTCGTACCAAGTATTACCGTTCGAATCAACCACACTTTCAATACCAATGATAGATTCCTCTGGCATTAGTACAGAGGTAAACTTTTGTGCGCTTCCAAAAGAAAATGTGGTTGTTCTTTCTTCAGCTGATACCAATAGGGCCGGTTTACTAACAATAAATGTGTCAGGATTACCACCACCAGTAAATGTATTAATTATATAGTTTTCTGCGGTAATGTCTGAGAAATATACATCCTCACCCAATCTGAATTGAACTGAGGTTTGTCCGCTTGTAGTGAATGTACTTCCCCGTGCTACTTTAATCAAATATCGTGGGTCCGGTACATAAACACCATTATCAAGTATTGCTGGTGCTAATTGATATAATGTTGCTACAACTGTAGACGGTGAAACTAATTTTGGTTTGTATCCGAGGAATTGTGAGATAGAAATGACATTTTCTTGTTGTTCAGCATATGCTAACAAGTTTTCTTTAAATTGATTATCAATATAAAATGAAAGGACATCACCAATATATGATGCCATTTCAATAAACATCATACCAGGTGAAGTTTCATTAAAATCTGAGTATGCGTTTGGGTAATATGCTTTAGCAAATTCTATTAAGTTTTGTCTAAAGTCCGTGAACGTCTTTGAGACATAATTAATTTGCTTGACATTTGGTCTTGGTTGTATAATTACTGATTGATTTGTTGCCATTTAAAACTCCAAATTAATTAAGTCTTCTAATACGACGAGCGTTTTCAAGCGCTGTAATTTCTGCTTGTGTAGGTACAGCATCTTCTGGAACTTCTGTAAACCCAACTGTTGGTGCACCAAATTGTTGTGCTGCTAATGTTATTTGGTCGGTTACATTTGGGTTATTTCTGAATCTGTATAAACATTTTATACTGATAATATTTTCATCATCTGTTTTAGTAATTTGAAAATCTATTAATTCAATAAATGGTAACCACCGGTCTACTGCTTCCGCTACTGCTAATCGAGCATTTTCTAATGTCTCTTCAGTTAATGGTTCAAATAATATTTTCCACAAGTCGCACCCCAAATCTGGTTGCCCAACCCGTTCTCCCTTCTTCGTAAGAATCAAATTCTTAAAGTTAGAACGAACTTGTTGAATTACCGTTGTTGATTGGTCAAACATTCCTGTTTGTCCTAACCGAACTGGTAATGTGATACCAATAAACTTCTGAGCCATTTATATCTCCAATCAGGTCAACTTCATTGCTTTCATTAGAGCAGAATAGTCTCTATTGATAGCTTGTAGCGTAGGATTATCTTCAGTCATACCTTGTGGAGCTTGCATTACTGGACCCACATTCTTTGATGTTGCCGTAATGGTATCACCATGGCGTTCTAGTCCCATCATTGCAGCTAGTTGACTACGAGAAAGTTTTGGTTTAGCAGTAGCTGCTTCGTTTACCTTATTTGGTTGACTACTCTTAATTTCTGCAATAGCTTCCCCAAGAACTTCTGGAAGAATCTTTTTTACGGCCTTTTCAACCGATTCTTCAATTTGTTCTTTGACCAATTCCTTGACATACGCTCTGAATAATGCTTTATCCATAATATTACCCTCTACTGGTTATTAAATCGTCCAAGAACCGTGCTTTTTGTTTCTTGGTTTTTTAACGACTGTCTATACTTGAACGGATTTTCTTGTTTTTTAAGTTCTGAATCTAATGCTTTTACAGATGCTTGTTGTTTTCGTTGTTTAATTCTGTCTATCTTAGTTTTGATATAGTTCTTAATTTGACCGTATGATGGTATTCGAGGTCTTGATGGTATAAATGAATTTACTGTTGGAAGCGTTGGTAATGCCGGTAACCCACCGGTATATGTACTTGCTGCATTTAGGGTTCGTGCTCTAACTTGGTCAATACTTCCCGTAGTAAATAATCTATCTGGTATAACCGTGTTTAGTATTGAAAACTGTGGTATTTCGGGTATATTAGCTGTTGGTATATTTCCCGCCAACGATTGGAACGAACCAGAAATATTACTGGTGTTAACTGGTAGTAAATTACTTGGTACTCCCGAAACTCCAGTAGTTGGTGGTGATATAGTTGGAAGTTCCTCTACCTCTGCTCTAAACGGATTATTTATTGGTAATAAGTTACTAGGTATTGCCATAATCAGTCGTTAGTTTTAGAAGTAAAGTTACTAGTACTATTGAATATAGCCGCTTGTGGAATGCCCGGTGCTCCGAGTTTTATCCGTAATTCAGTTATAGCTTTGACAAATGGGACTGGATTTAGTGTAGCAATAGATTTAGGTATTTCTACAATAAATGCGTCCATTAAATTCTGTAACCATGCTGCCAACTCACCGCCCAACACCATTGGTTGTGTTGTATCGTTTGGTGACGCCCCTATAAATATCTTTTTACCCGATATTATGTAGTTTCCTGAGGTTCCCTGAGC